GGATTTTTTATGCCGACAATAACGGTAACGTCTCTGCTTCTTCTAATATCACCGCTTCTGGCCACGTATCAGCTTCGGCTTTCTACGGCGATGGTCAATATCTTAAGAATATTGGTGGTCCTGCTACGGCTTCAGTCTTCACGGTCGTAGCCGCTAAAGAGGCATTCACTACCAGCAGTCTTCGCATCGGCGGTGTGGGCAAGCCCTCGTCTTCTGTCTACATTTCGGGGTCGGCAGACGGCGCAATGTTCCGTATCGACACCCCGGGCATTACCAATGGCTCCATCTTCTTTGTTACATCCTCTGGTCAAGTTGGCATCGGCTCCTCGGAGCGTACCGGCAAGACATCGGTTAGCGGATCTAAGACTACTCTAACAATTAACAACTCGGCTAATATTAGTTATCCCACATTGGGTAAAACGGCATTTGCAGGACTTCATTTTGAGCCATCGACCGCAACGAACGCATATTCGATGGGCGTCACCTTTGGCGTCCCTCTCGATGCTTATGCCAACACGACTCAAGCGGGTATGTGGTCTCTTGCGGATAGTGCGAAGGGGAGTAACCTTACCTTTGGAACCACCAATTCCTGGGCCGCCGGCGCCAAAGCCCGGATGACAATCAGCCACCTCGGCGCAGTGGGAATCAATACCCTCTCTCCCACAACTGGACTGGATGTCCACTATACCGGCTCGATTGACCCGACAGCACTGAGCAACGACACAGGGGGCGGCGAAGTAGTGTATTTTGGCACCAGTTCAGTCAGCGGCCTGCAAGCGGGCGCCCTCTATTATCTTAACGCTAAGGGCGGATGGGCTTCCGCGTCGGCCGCCCAAACGGGAAGCAGTCCCACCAGCGGCGGAGGACAGAGTCAACTCCTTGCCATTTCCTTGGGAAGCAACCCCTCAAGCGATGGCATGCTAACCCGGGGCTTTGTGGATGCCGAGACTTATTTTGTTGGAGCCTACAAGACCGGTAGTGCGGTGTATGTGTCCACAGCCAGCGCAAAGTTCAAAAGTGTTGCTCCGACCGCCTCAAATAATTATGTGCGAGTGATTGGGTATGCCACCACTACACCCAAGGTTATATATTTCAATCCCGGTTCTACTTATGTAGAGATAGCATAAATGGCATCAACACCTAAAAATATTTGTACCCATAACACCGAACAGGTCATCACAGCTAAGAAGACCTTTACGGACAGCATCATCTCCAATAGATTTGAATTGGTAGATGGAACCGTAATCAATCCGCCGGCCATCGAAGTGATGGAGAAGAATGTGGTAAACCGTTTGGTCGTTGGCGCCGGCGATAAAAAGCTGGCCACCACCACGGACATTTTACTGAGTAAGGATGGGGTTGTTGTCAGCAAAGAACTGACAGCGCCAAAATTCAAAGGAGATGGATCCAGCCTTACAGCACTTCAATCTTCGCAACTAGAGGGTTCGTTGCCCCTAGAGAAACTTAATAGTGACTCACGGTGTTTTGAAATCGTTGATAATGAGTTAGGTCTTCGAGTTGATGAGTCATCGCCATTACGGCTGACAGACCAAGGATTGTCGATGACCTTCGCAGATTCGCCGGCGGTGGCCGATGCCAACAAGTTTGATCATATTCTGGTTAACTCTAATCGTCAAGGGGTGGGTCGATTGTCAGTTTCGTCGCTGATGGGTCACATAGCCTCGATGAACAATCATGTTCTCAACATTGTCAATGGAGCCGAAGATCTGGGGAAAGGCGTCTCCTTATATAAAGGGAAAGCCAACAAGGGAAGAAATCAACTTCTTCAGTTCAAAACTCTAGTCTTCGATGACAACTTTACAATTGAAGAAACGGAAAATGAAATTTTTATTAGTATCAAAGATCTTCGTCTAAAAGAAGTCAAAGACGAACAAGAAAGATTACAAGGGGAAATCTCCTCTTTGATCAGTCAACATCGAGCCTCACGGCTTGAAACAATTAAGGCCCTAGAAGAGCAAATTTCCACGACTTTAGGGGATATGGATAAAGCAGCTAAAGAATATCAGCGGAGCGTAAAAGAAGGAAAAGCAGAGCTGAAGCAGTTAATGAGTACTTTAGCTCACATTGATGAGTAAGAATAATTTTCTTGTCAAGGCCTTTCGCCATCCTAATCACTAGTTATTAGTGGAATTTTAGCTATTGGAGTAGTTTATGTCTTCCTTATTAGAAGAAGCCATCGTAGATGCAACCGCCCTCAAGGCCGCCGCCCTCAAAAATGCAGAGGCTGCTGTCCTTGAACGTTATTCAAGTGAAGTGCGAGACTCGCTCGACGCATTACTTGAACAGGAGGGAGGTGATCCTCTCGGTCTAGACGAAGACGAGGGCGCCGATGAAGCGTCAAGTGTGTTCCTCGAAGATGTTCCCTACGCATTTCAGAACGAGCAGATCGATGCTCCCGCTGAAGATGAGCTGGTGGAAATCGATTTTGATGAACTCAAGACTCGAATTGCTGAAGAAGAAGCAGCCGGCATTGAAGGCTCGGAGGCAGACCTCAACGATTCGTTGGAGTTGGCCGAAGAGATTACTGATACCATGCTGGACAATGATGCGGAAGAAGACGCAGCCTCCCTTGCCGGTGCCGCCGACCGCGAAGAACTGGAGGAAGATGAAGACATCAACCTCACGGAAGAGATGATTGCAGACCTTATTGAAGAACTCGTCGTTGATATGACCCCGCGCCCGCAAGGGTGGGCATCTGTCAACTCTGCCGACAATAGTGTCGAGCAGGCTAATAACGATGCAATGGCTGCAGCCCAAGCCGCCCACCTCGAAGAAGAGGAAATTGAAGAGGAAGTTGCCACGGCCCCCGACGTCGTCTCTGACGCGGAACTTTATGAGGCCAAGATTTCCGAACTTACAGAATCAACAAGGGAGCTACGCGCTCTCTTAATTGAATCCAAGGATCAGCTTACGAAGTTGAACTTGGAGAACGCCAAGCTTGTTTATCAAAACAAGGCATTAAACAGCACCTCCTTGAATGAGCGGCAAAAGAATCAAATTGCCGAAGCTGTTCAATCTGCCAATTCTGTTGAAGAAGCGCACATGATCTTTGAAACGATTCAAAACGCAGTGGGGGCCTCGACTGATCATCGCTCTCGTCCACAAACACTTCGTGAAGCTGTTACAAAGCCGACGTCGCTTTTGCTCAATTCTAAGAAAAACAACGAGGCAACACCCGATCCAAATATGGGTCGGATGCTGCGTTTAGCAGGTTTGAATAAATGACATTCAACAACAATTATAGGAGGTTATAAAATGTCTATTGTACAGAAATTAACCGAAGGAATCGTGAACCGAGATCTCTCGGCAGAAGGTGCTGCTCTCATTTCTAAGTGGGAAAACACCGGTCTGCTCGAAGGAATCGGTGACGATACACTTCGAAACGGTATGGCCCGATTGCTTGAGAACCAGGCAAAAGAGCTTCTCCGTGAGTCTTCGTCCATGAGTGGCGGAGACGTCGAGGGTTTTGCAGCTGTTGCATTCCCCCTCGTTCGCCGAGTTTTCGGCAATCTGATCGCCAACGATCTCGTTAGCGTTCAGCCGATGAGCCTGCCCTCAGGTCTCATCTTCTTCCTCGATTTTACCATTTCTGGTCAGATCGGCGGTCGTGTCCGTGGCGTGTTTGATGCTGGCTACCCTGTCAGTTCTTCCATCTACGGTGGTAATGTGGTCGGTGCTCAGATCACTGGTGGTGTCAACCTTACCGGTGCGTTCTCTGAGGACGGTCCTTATGCCCTCAACAACGGCTACTCCTCTCCGACGTCTTCGTTGGCGATCACGGGTCTCACAGTTGTGTGTTCGGGTACTGTCGCGACGGCTAGCATTCTGAACTTCCTTGGTGCAGCTGCTACGCGAAGCGAGCAGAATATCCTGGAGTTTGATGCAGATCTGCCGAGTGGTACTACGTTCGCCGTTGCTACTGTGCCTTTGGCTCAGCTTGTCAACGCCCAGATTAATCTGGACGATCTGATTACGCTGTCTCTCACAGGTGCCATCGCTGGTGCTCCGTCGGCTGCTGTTCGCCGTAGCCTTACTCGCCGCGATCCGAATGCTCCGGACACTACTATCCTTCTGACCCTTGTCGACTATACTGGCACCCGGACCCCGGGTAACCTTTCGTCGTCGCTGGTTCCGACTGTCGCTGGTACTGGTACTGGCCGTAATGGTGTCTTCTTCACCATCACCGACAACTTTGCTGGTGCTGGCCCCATTGGTGCTGTCCTCGCACAGCCCGTCTGGGGACTGGAAGGTAGTGCGGACATTCCCGAGATCGACATCAAGGTCGATTCCGTGTCGGTCACAGCGATCACCAAGAAGCTCAAGGCCAAGTGGACCCCGGAGTTAGGACAAGATCTTAACGCCTACCACAACCTTGACGCTGAAGTCGAGCTGACTCAGATTCTTTCTGAGCAGATCGCTCTTGAAATCGACCAGGAGATCCTTGAGGATCTTCGTATTGGTGCCAAGGCTGGTGTGAAGTACTGGAGCCGTAACCCCGGTCAGTTCGTGAACCGTGACACTGGTGTGCCTCTGGGCGCCGGCGTTGCTGACTTCACGGGTAACGTGAGTGAGTGGTATGAGACCCTCGTTGAGACAATCAACGAAGTTTCGGCTGCCATTCACCGTAAGACTCTCCGTGGTGCTGCCAACTTTGTCGTCTGCGGACCTGAAGTTGCCAACGTCCTTGAGTTTACGGCTGGTTTCCGTGCCAATGTGACTGCTGATAGCGACCGCGGTGACGCGGGTGCTGTGAAGGTTGGTTCCATTTCGAAGAAGTTCGACATCTTTGTCGATCCGTACTTCCCGCGTAACGTCCTCCTGGTAGGCCGTCGTGGAAGTAGCTTCCTTGAGAGTGGCTACGTGTATGCACCTTATGTGCCGCTGCAGACCACACCTACGATCTTCGGTGTCGAAGACTTCGTGCCTCGCAAGGGCGTGATGACTCGATACGCCAAGAAGATGGTGCGTCCTGATATGTACGGACTCGTTATTGTCCGCGGCCTTCTCGGCTAAGCATAACTGACGTAGGTCAAAATAGTGAAAGCCCCGTCTCTTTTGAGGCGGGGCTTTCTATTTAGTAATAGACTATACACGAGGTAAAAGCATGGCGATCCCAAAACTATATCCTAAATCAACGAGCAATGCAAATGTGCTCCCCGTCACAGGGACCGTGGCTGATGTTACAGCGTCGCTTCCATTTGGGATTTATGCCGCTTCTACCCCATTTTTGTCAGGCGCTTCGGATCAAGTGGCTTTTACATACAAAAAGCTTGGTGGGGATGTCCTTGATATTGAGTTAGCTCCGGGTAATGTTTACGCAGCTTATGAAGAAGCTGTTCTTGAATATTCATATATTCTTAATATTCACCAGAGCAAAAACGCTCTATCTGATCTCCTCGGTGCTCCAACGGGTACATTTGATCAGGATGGCACCATTACCAATGAGCTTTCCGGAGCTAGCGCATCGCTTGCTTATCCCCGATTTGACTATGGTTTTCCGCGACGCGTCTGGGATCGTACCGCAACAGAGGCGGCCCTCGGAGGAACGTTGCCTATTTATTCTGGTTCTTTCAAAATGGTTCCCAATCAGCAAGATTACAATCTTCAAACAATCTTATCCGCTTCCTCAGCACTGACAGGCACTCTCCCTTATGCGGGTCAAGTGCAAGATAAGCGGGTGGTGATTAGAAAGGTCTTCTATAGAACTCCTCGCTCCATGTGGCGCTTCTACGGATATTATGGTGGTTTCTCCGTCGTAGGAAACCTGCGTACTTATGGACAGTATGCGGACGATTCGACTTTTGAGATTGTTCCCACCTGGCAGAACAAACTTCAGGCCATGGCATATGAAGACGCGCTTTATACTCGAATTTCTCACTATTCGTATGAGATTAAGAACAATAACCTGAGGATATTCCCACAGCCTGACATGACCAGCCCTAAAAGGTTCTGGGTTCAATTCAGCATTGAGAACCAATATTCCCCATGGGAAGAAGGATCTGGAGAACCTAAGTCGGGAATCAAGGGAATCAACAATATGAACACCCTACCGTTTACTAACTTGCCTTTTGAGAACATCAACGCAATTGGTAAGCAGTGGATTCGCCGGTTTGCCCTAGCCTTAACAAAAGAGATGCTAGGACAGGTTCGTGGCAAGTTTGCAACTGTTCCGATCCCTGGCGAGAGTGTGACACTTAATGCATCCGAGCTTCTTTCGCAAGCAAAAGCCGAACAAGACGCCTTACGTGAGGAACTCAAGACAACCCTTGATGAGTTGACCTATGTGGAAATGGCTACCAAGGATGCAACCCTACAAGATTCTACTGCCAAGGTACTTCAGAATATCCCTCAAGGCATTTTTGTAGGGTAGTTGAGTCATGGCAGATCCTAAAGATAAGTGGACACAGCCTGCGGCGCCGCCTCCTCCCATGTTCTTTGGGAAGAAGGAGCGCGACCTTGTTAAACAGGTTAACGATGAATTAGCTGAGCGGGTGTTGGGGCAAACGATTGCCTATTATCCTGTTTCTTTGGAAGCCACTAACTTTCACAATGTGTATGGCGAAGCTGTCAACAAAGTGATGCTCCCTCCTGTACGCGTCTATGCATATGTCATCGTTGAGAATGAACAGAGCAATGAGAAGTACGGGTATGAGTATAAAACAAAGCTAACTGTCAATTTTCATCGCCGGCGCCTGGTGGAAGACCAAGATCTTTTCGTGCGTCCGGGAGATTTCGTGCAGTATGGCGAGGAATTTTATGAAATCGTTCGTACCTATAATAACACTCGCTATTACTTCGGTCAAGTAGAACACATTTTCCAGGTGAGCGCCGAGTGTATCAAGTCTAGAAGAGGTAATTTCCATGTCGCGAAGTAAAAAAACACAAGCTGAACTCCAATCCAAGATCCCAATCCGATTTGCTTACATGGGAGACAAGAAAGTTGAAGGAGAACTTCAAGTAATCGAGTTTATGTCCTCCACACTAGAGACAATCGATGGAGCCATGATGGACTTTTTGACCAATGATTTAGACTTATTTGTAAGCACCAACGAGGGCTTTAACCGTGTTCCGCCTCTATGGGTGACAGCTGAACGGGCTTTTCAAATCAAGAATAACAAAGATCTGCGTGATGACGAGGGCACTTTGATCCTTCCCCTCATGACTCTTACTCGAACTAATGTTACCAAGGAACCTACGTTCAAGGGTACTGTCTACGCTAACCTCTATCCTTATCCCGATCCCAAAGGTGGCACCATCACAGTGGCGCGCCGGATCAATCAAAAGAAAACGGCAGAGTTTCAAAACGCGGCCGCTAACCAGCGCTATGGTCCCGACAACAATGTCCGATCCAAGATGTATAACAGCAGCAAACGCGACATGTCAACTCAGAAAGTGGTGTACGAAACCATGACGATTCCGTTACCCACGTGGATCAAGGTGCAATACGAAGTTTCGCTCCGAACTGAGTACCAGCAGCAGATGAACCAACTGATCCAACCTTTTGTTACAGTATCGGGTAATTCGCGCATGCCCAAACGCATTCACAAAGAGGGTCATTACTACGAAGTATTTATTGATGGTGGGTTTCAAAATAATGCCAACCAAAGTAACCTTGGCATGGCAGAACGCAATTACGAAACTAATATAAATATCGAGGTGTTAGGTTATCTAATTGGAGCCGGCGAGAACGAAGAGCGCCCCCAAATTGTCAAGCGTGAAAACGCCGTCGAATTCAAGTTTTCTAGAGAGCAAACCATGCTCGGTGAGATTCCGACCACCGTGAAGGATGCCTTTTATAGAGAATAATAGCAAAGGGGTATTCTATTGCGACGGTCTGGTACTATTTACAATAAGAATATCTCAGGTTTAGGAGACCAAGTCTTATGTCAGTGAAGAATTACAGATTCGTATCCCCCGGAGTCTTCGTCAACGAGATTGACAACTCCCAAGTCCCCGCCTCTCCCGCAGGGGAAGGTCCGGTCATCATCGGCCGCGCCGAAAAAGGCCCAGCAATGCGCCCCGTCACAGTCAATTCCTTTTCGGAATTTGTGAACATCTTTGGCTCGCCCGTCCCTGGTGGCATGGGTGGTGATGTATGGAGAGAGGGCAATCAAGTTTCGCCCATGTATGGTACGTATGCTGCCCAGGCCTACCTGCGCAACAGTTCTCCTTTAACTTATATTCGACTGCTCGGCGAACAAACTCCTGCCGCCACTGGTCCAGGACTTGCTGGCTGGGAGCTATCCACGAAGGCTACCGCGAGTGCATATGGTTTGTTTATTTTTGATTCGGGAACTGTCGCCGGCGGATCGGGCCCAGGCTCGGTGGCTGGCAACATCCTCACCGGCGCCCTAGCCGCTATTTGGTATACGGACGACGATGCCCGACTGCACCTGTCGGGCGCCATTGTTGCACAGCGCGCGTCTCGATGGTCCACTGGCAGCTACATGGCCGCCGGTACTAATACTTTGATGCGCCCTATCTCCAACGCCAGCTATGAATTCAAAGCCGTAGTGGTTAACGCCTCGGGCACTACCAGTATGACCACCGCATTCAACTTCTCCGAAACATCCGAGAAGTATATCCGCAAAGTGTTCAACACAAATCCTCAACTTACCAACGGTACCGTGACAAGCCCCGCCCAAGAGGTGAATTACTTCTTGGGCGAGACTTTCGACCAACACCTGAAGACTAATATTAACAGTGGACAGTACTACGGCGCTATCCTTCCCTTGTACGACAAGACAGATAGCCTGGCGGCCAGTAGCTTCAAAAACCCCGCCGTCGGATCCGAAACCGCTTATATTATCGGTCAGGATCTTAGCACAACCACCGGTAGTTACGTTGCAGCTAATCAGCAGCAGCTTTTCCAGGTGGTCTCTCTCGACTCCCCCGGAGACTGGAGCAACCGTAACATTAAGATCTCCATTCAGGATATCAAGGAATCTACTAATCTCAGTAATCCTTACGGCTCCTTCACGGTCATGATCCGGCGCATCAGCGATAGCGATAATGTGGTCGAAGTGGTGGAACAGTTCACGGATTGTGACTTGAATCCTCTTTCACTCAACTATGTGGCCCGTAAGATTGGAAACCAGTATACTACCTGGGTTGCCGCCGAGCGCCGCTACCGCACCATCGGTGACTGGCCCAATGTGTCCCAGTATATTCGCGTCCAGATGAACAGCGACGTCGAAGCCGGCGCCGTGGATGCTCAATACCTTCCCTTTGGAGTGTTGGGCATCACGAAGTGGGCCGACGAAATCCATCTTCGCTCTGGCTCTGCCGCGGATCAGGCCTCGGGCAATTGGGTCACGGGCTCTTCCGCGGATATCCCAACCGCTGTAACCGGAGCTGCGAAGGTACTTCAGTTATTGAGTTCGTCAGCTGCACTTACAGCGAGCCTGCTTTATCCCGTTCCTGCGTTCCGCGTTAGCTCTAGCGAAGGCGGACTCAGCAATCAGACCGATGCCTACTTCGGTTTCCGTACCTCAGTTTCGGTGGGTAGCACACGCTTTGCTAACTCTGTTATTGACATCGTCCGTCCACGTGGCGGCATTGTGGGGCAGTTTGGTACCCCCAACGCTCGAACAGAGAAGTCAGTGGCTTTCTCGTTGGACGATGTGGGCCCCATTAGCGGCTCCGGTGACCCCAACGGTACGTTGAGTCCCGCTGTTTGGTCCCAAACTGCACGGACGGCGGGAACCTCCTTTACGGCCCGCAGCGGCTCGACCTCTGGTGTTCTTGACGCCGGCTATGACCGCTTTACCCTTCCCATTTATGGCGGATTTGATGGGCTT